ATGGATGACGAAGACATGGAAATGGATGACGAAGACATGGAAATGGATGATGAAGACATGGAAATGGATGATGAAGACATGGAAATTGATGATGAAGACATGGAAATGGATGATGAAGACATGGAAATGGATGATGAAGAAGAGACTATCGATATGACAGGAGCTTCTGACGCTGAAGTTTTAAAAGTTTTTAAAGCAATGGGAGATAATGATGGAATCGTTGTAAAAAAAGAAGGTGAAATGTTACACCTTGAAGACGGTGATAACCAATATATGATACGATTAGGAGAATCAGAAAGAAAAATGAATGAAGTAATTTATGAAATAGAAATGGATGGAGACACTTCAGCCATGTTTGGTGAAGATATGTATAGTGAATCTGATTATGAATTAGATGAAGATATGTATAGTGAAGATATGTATAGTGAATCTGATTATCAATTAGATGAAGATATGTATAGTGAAGATATGTATAGTGAAGATATGCATGGCGACTCTGAACATGAATATAATGAAGGTTGGTCTTGGGGTGGTGCCGCAAAAGGTGCTGTTATGGGCGGACTTGGTCTTGAACAAGATGATTACGAAAGTGAAGAAATTGTTTATGAATTCGAAGGAGATGACTTAGAAAGTGCAATCATGGAAGCCGTTAAAAAAACCAAAAAATCAATCAAAGCGAAAGGTGTCGGTATCGGTCGTGGTCCTAAATTTGCATATGACAAAAAACCTAACATGAGCGGAGGGTTCAACGAAAAAAGAAAAGAAGCTTTTGGAAAAGGAACCAAAGCCATGGGAACAGGTAAAGCAAAATTCGAGTATAAAGAGGAAATGAATGGCGATTTGGAAAATCTTAAAAAAATGGAAACTAAAGAAGCCGTACGATCTAATAGTTACACAAGAGCCAATAAAGTTGGAAACAGAAAAGGTTCTGATCAAAATGTTAACAGGAGAGAAATCAGAGTAAGACCAAACACAAGAATAAATGAAGAAGTTGAAATGTTAAAAGAAAAAAATAACGAGTATAGAAAAGCTTTGGACGTTTTTAGAACCAAAATCAATGAAGTTGCGGTTTTTAATTCAAATTTAGCTTATGCAACTCGTTTGTTCACTGAACACTCAACAACTAAACAAGAAAAAATAAATATTCTGAGAAGATTTGATAATGTCGAATCTTTAAAAGAATCTAAAAGTCTTTACCGAACTATCAAAAATGAATTGGCATCTTCAGTAAGTTCAGGTTCAGAACAAAAAATAACCGAATCAATTGAAAGAACTGTAAATAGATCTGTTGAAACAGGTTCAGCGGTAAACTTAATTGAGTCAAAAACTTATGAGAATCCTCAATTTTTAAGAATGAAGGATTTGATGTTAAAAATAAAATAAAAATAAACTAAAAAATAAAACCAAAAAAAAATGGGAGCTTTATTAGAATCAGGTCTTGTAGGTAACATTGGGTTAAAACACCTTAAAGTTATCAAAGAAGACACAATTAACAAATGGGACAAATTAGGATTTTTAGATGGCCTAAGAGGTCACTTAAAAGAAAACGTAGCACAATTATACGAAAATCAAGCATCTTTTTTAATCAACGAAGCAACTTCTGATGGAACTTCAAACGGAGCATTCGAAACAGTTGTCTTTCCGATTGTAAGACGTGTATTTTCTAAATTGTTAGCTAACGACATCGTATCAGTACAAGCAATGAACTTACCTATTGGTAAATTGTTCTACTTTGTACCACGTATTCAAGGATATCAAAATGCATCTTCTGAGAATGCAAACCTTTATCCAAATTCCACACCATCTAACTCAACTGCGGGTGGTGATCATTACGCACCAATCGGTTCACCAGAAGCGGTTAATGCTGGCTTAAATAACCCTAACCAAGGATATCCTACCAATGATTACTACTACAAGAAAGATCTTTACGATTTATTCTACGAAGGTAACGAAGCGTCATTAGATCCTCCAGGATTATTTGATTACTCTAAAGGTAAGTGGACGGCTGTTACTGCAACTACTGCTGTTCAAGCATGGGCTGGTTCAGCGTTAGTAGACGCTAACATTGGTGCTGGACAAATTATTCCAGCAGGTAACTATAGAAAAGTTATCGTTAAACTTTGTGGTTTCATGAATTCAGGAGCTGGAAAACTTATCGGTCCTGATGGTAACGAAATGGACACTGAATCATTCCTTTCTGACTTAAGAATTTACACGGCTAATGGATTTTCAGCTGACACAACTTCACCTTGTAGTGTAACAACAACTACTTACAATGGATCTACAGTTTACGCTCCTCTATTATTTAGAGTTGTAACTCAAATCTACGGTAAAGGTATTGTTAAATACGGTAACAACGCAGCAACTGTATTTACAAATGCGTCAGGTTATCCAAACAATCCATCTAACGGTGGTAATGGTGGTAGCTATAATGACATTTGTGATGAAAATGGTTGTATCTGGTTAGAAGTTGATTTATCTTGTCCTGTATGTGCTGATTGCGATGCGACTTCGTTAGACGGATACACAGGAACAACAATCGCATCAGGAGCATCTGCGTCTTCATTTACTGCATGGTATAGAAGATATGCTAATCTTGAGTTTGAGGATCAAATTGGTGAAGTTTCTTTTGACCTTGAGTCAGTAACTGTATCTGTTACAGAAAGAAAACTAAGAGCACAATGGTCTCCTGAATTAGCTCAAGACGTTGCGGCATTCCACAATATCGACGCTGAAGCTGAATTGACAGCGTTGTTGTCAGAACAAGTGGCTGCTGAAATCGACCGTGAAATCCTACGTGACTTGAGAAAAGGAGCGGCTTGGCAGTTACGTTGGGACTACAACGGATGGAGAAGAATCAACAATCAAGTTTCTTACACTCAAAAGGATTGGAACCAAACTTTGATTACAGCAATCAACCAATTGTCAGCACAAATCCACAAATCTACTTTGAGAGGTGGAGCTAACTGGATCGTTGTATCATCTGAGGTTTCTGCTATCTTTGACGACTTAGAATACTTCCACGTATCTAACGCGGCTCCTGAGCAAGACCAATACAACATGGGTATCGAAAGAGTAGGTACACTTTCTGGACGTTACCAAGTTTATCGTGATCCTTACTTCCCACCCAACCAAGTATTGGTAGGACACAAAGGAACGTCATTGTTAGACACAGGTTACATCTACGCACCGTATGTACCACTACAATTAACACCTACAATGTATAACCCATTCAACTTTACGCCTATCAAAGGTATTATGACCAGATACGCAAAAAAGATGGTAAATAATCGCTTTTATGGCCGCATTACCGTGGATGGTGTTAGAACATTCGATTTAAGAGAGTTGAGATAATCATAATCTTAAAAAATAACATCAAAGGGACAAGAAATTGTCCCTTTTTTTATATAGTTACATTAACTATATGTTTTTTGGATTAATCCCATATATTTATTTATATATGAAAAAATATGTCCCATCAGAAGAAGAAATTAAAACTATCCTCAAAATGTATAATGAGAATTTAATTGGGTGTCAAACAATTTCGGAAAAAATAGGATTAAATAAACAACAAGTATTAAGGATACTTAAAGAAAATGGTGTTAAATTAGGTCCGTCAGGTAGAAGAAATATTGGTGGTAAAAAAGTTGCGGATAAAAAATGGAGAGATTCTAATAAGGAATATCTATCCAATAAATCCAAAATTTGGTATGAAAATAACAAAGAACACAGAAAACAATATCTTAAAGAATACCGTGAAAAAAATGTTGATAAGATTAGACAAATAAAACGTGATTACGAAAGAAATCGTAAAGCAAGAGACCCCCTCTATAAATTAATAAACAATTTCAGAACTGCTATTTATCAAGTTCTAAAAGAAAACAACATAAATAAAAATGGACACTATTTTGACATTCTAAAATATACTCCCGAGCAACTTATGTCTCATTTGGAAGATAGATTCAGTGAAAATATGTCGTGGGATAACTACGGTGAATGGCACGTTGATCACGTTAAACCCATTTCATCGTTTATGATTTTGGAAATAGGTGATGAAGAGTTTATGAATTGTTGGTCATTAGGTAATTTACAACCTATGTGGGGTGTTGACAATATTAAAAAATCAAACAAATTATTGTCTTAACAAAGTTCTTATTGCTTTGGAAATAACTTCTGTTTCACCAATACTATAACAACCTTTCCTGTATGCCGATTTAACAGATTCAATTAGATAATAATTTGCCAAATCTTTATCCATAGAAATTAAAATCGCCTCTAAATGTTCTTCGTTCAAAAGTTCTATTGACCCAAAAAGATTACCATAAATTTCTTTATCTTCATTCATATTTATAATTATAAGATATTTATAAATGTTATTCAATGAAAAATCTAAATAAAATTATATCTAAGGTAATTAAAGAGGCGACAAGTGATGCCACTGGAAGTAGAGGAAGTTATATACCTCCCCTGCAACCAGGTCTTAGACCTTGGAAAAAATCAAGTTTGGGACCATTTGACAAATCCATATCTGATTTTAAAAGCCCACTTGTTCAATATGATAGTTATGACCACAAGTTTGATTTGAAAAGAGATCAAATCATAGAGTTAGAAAAGTTGGCGTCAAAAGTACAGGATTACATAAAATCCCACCCTTACTCAACTTTTTCAGATGATGATGGAAACCCTGTGAATCAATTTATGTTTGATGGTAAGACTCCTAATCATAATGAGAAGTTGGCACCATTTATAGAAAAAGTTCCTTTCAATGAGTGGATCGAAGTTTCAGACAAAGGTGTGTTAAACGAAGATTTAGCCGTGTGGTTTGGTAAAAAGAAAAAACCCAAAGGATCTTCTCAACCAAAAGGTCCTTGGGTAGACATCTGTCGTAAAGTCGACGGGAAACATCCGCCATGTGGACGAAGTGATACTTCTAAGGGTTCTTATCCTAAGTGTAGAGCTGCGGGAGTTGCTGGTAAAATGAGTGATTCACAAAAAAGATCTGCTTGTTCTCAAAAAAGGAGGGCGGAAAAAAAAGATCCACAACGAGGTAAAGGACAAAAACCTGTGATGACTTCTTATAAACCAAAAAAGAATATAAAAGAAGACACCACGGTTTTGTCAGTTATTCAAAAACTTAAATCTGACTTGGATTAGAATTAATTTTTTTTTCAATTTTTTTCAAAATAGAATCTAAAGAATTTTTTATATTACTTTTTACTTCAATTTCAGTTTTGTTTCTTCTTTTTTCGGTTTCATTATCGTATAAATACACAATCCTATCGAAATCTCTACTTGTAAGTTTCACGTCATAGTGGAACACATGATTTGTTATTTCAACTTTACCATAATCAATTATAATAAAAAGACTTAATGTTTCATTATGAATGTATCTTTTGTTAGACATGGGCGCAATCATAAAATTTGAATCTTTATGTGATATAACTTTAACACAGATTTTAAATGCAGTCTTTTCGTGAAGTTCCACTTCTTCGTAAGTTTTCATTGTGGATTTTCGATTATATCTTTCTAAATGTACTTTGAATCTTTTGTAAAATCTTAGAAACGCTTTTTTCATTTATTTGTAGTTTATGTTTGTTCTACAAATATAGAAAAAAAATTCAAATAAAACAAATGGAATTTAATTAATTAACAAAAAGCTCCAGAACATCTTCTTTTTCCGTCGAGTCCTTT